AGCCAAATCCTTTTGACAACTGCTTTAAATCAAGTATTTATACTTATTTAAACTGGTTCTACGATGGAGAACAGGACGATTTCTTACTTTAATCAAGCATTTCTTTATATTCCATTGTTCACAGTGGAATATAGAGGCAATGTTGCCGTAAACAGGAGCTTATATGAGTACTGAAGCATCCACTTTGTATGTTGCTGCTACAGAGAGTTTAGTCTCTGAGTCATCAGCTACAAGTACCTTTGAGAAGATGATAGCTGTTGCTTTCACTCATAGTTCTGGTGAGACTTTTACCAAAGAACTACGAGAGACTGAGAAACAGATCAAGAAAGACTTTGAAATCAGTTCTATGCCAGGACCTTGGAGATCAGCCAAGTCTGTTATTCAGACTGCACTGAAGATGGGTATTGGTCTTGTTGATGACAATGGTGGGTTTTATGGCAAAACTCATCTACAAAACACAATTAAAGCTTTAAAAACTGATGTTAAAGAGCCTTTAACCAACGAGGCATATGCAACAAAGGTTTGTAGCTTGCTATGCAATGTTCCTGAAGAACTGGATGCTAAAAAAGTCTATAAATTGGTCATAACATTTTTGGAGGGTGTAGTTTAAATGCTTACAAAAGGCATTGAGGTAATGAAGTATGTGAGAGCCAGTGCTGGTAGAGCTGGTATTTCTATTGTGTTTGAAGATGTAAATCAACCAAGACATGATGGTAAAACGATCTATTTGCCAAAAATCACATACAAAACTACTGATTTAGAGCTTAAAGAGCTGATGACATCGGTTGACCACGAGGTTGCTCATGATCGTTTCAGTTCTTTTGAAGTTCTAAAAGAAAAAGCCATTGATCCCAAGGGTATCTTGCTATTTATGTGGAACTTCTTGGAAGATTCCAGGGTAAATAACATTGAAGCCAAAGAGTATCTAGGTTTTAAAGAGAATTGGGATGAATGTACATCAGGATTGGTAGCAAAGATTGTCAGTACAGCCAAAAAAGATGTTTCAACCATCTCAAAACTCACTACAGCATTGATTTGTTGGGAAGCAGAGATATCTGTTTCAAATTTCCCTAAAATTCAACTGGTGACCGCTAAAGCATCTCCAGACGCTAGGATTCTGGATGTTCTTAATAACTTTTCTGATCGTCTTGTATCTTGTCATTCAATATTGGATAAACGACTAGGTACTACTGCAACATTTGACTTGGCTCAAGAGATTCTTGAAAAACTAGGTGAGAAAGTAGCCATCAAGAAAATCAAAGTCAAGACAGAAGATGCAGAAGCTACAGATAAACTGGATGCTAAATCTGGAATAGTCACTGAAGTTGAGAGCAAACTACCTGTTGAATCAAGTAAATCTAGCAGCAAAGAAGAAGATAAAAAGCTTTCAAGAGAAAAACCTGAAGAAGATGAGTACAAGATCATTAATTTGGTTTTAACCGAAGATGATCTAGCAAAATATTCACTAACAATGCCAGAAGATGGCAGTGATATGGGTAAGGTTGGTATCAACTTTGAACCAATCAAGGGATCATCGGGTTGGGACTTGACTGACTATGAGAAGTTTATCGTTGTTGACTATCCTAGAAAAACAGGTCCAGAGCATTTCTTCCTTCCAAGTGGTTTCAAACACTTTGCAAGGGAATATGCAACAAAAGTAGAACCAAAACTTGTGTCTCAAGAGAATTTTGCCCAACAAGTTCGTAGACTCATTCAAATCAGAGCCAAAGTACAAAGACAATATGGTGTAAAGAAAGGTAAATTAGATCAATCTAGGTTATCTCGCATCTGTTTCAAAGCACCTGGCTTCTCTGAACGTGTTTTTAAGAACAAAATTGAAAACAAAACTCTTGATGCTGCAATATCAGTGCTGGTTGACATGTCTGGTTCAATGTCTGGTGAAAAGGTGTTATACGCTTTGGCATCTACATTGCTAATCAATGAGGTCTGTTCTACATTGAATCTTCCAGTTGAGATAGTTGGTTTTACTGACACACGAGACTGTCGTGGAGATCCTCAACCAGCAATGTTTATTTACAAGTCTTTCCAAGACTTCAAAGTCTCAGATGAAGACTTAAAAGAGTACTTTGGTTGTAGTTCTAAGTACATGTCAGGTAATCCTGATGGTGAAAACATCTTATGGGCGCATGATAGGCTCATCAAAAGGAAAGAGAAAAAGAAAATATTGATAGTGATGTCTGACGGCAGTCCTGCTGCAAGCAAATGCTCAACAGGATTGGCACAGTTCACAGACAAAGTTATCAAAGAGATAGAACGATCTAAAGTTGTTGACATCTATGGTTTAGGTCTTTGCAGTAACTCTGTAAAAAGCTATTACCAATCAAACAGTGTTGTTGACAACCCAGAAGAGATTCCAAGCAAGTTGATCGAGTTAATAGAAAGGAAAATCATCAATGTCCACTAAGAAAGTAGAGGACCTCGTTAAGTCAGCTTTGAAAGAAGCTCTTGACAAGAGGAAACCACCAGGAACAGCAGAACCTATTGCAGAAGCATACAAAGCTGTAGATTCATCTGAGTTTGGTTCAATAACAACCACAAAAACAATCAAAGACAACCAAGTGTTGTTTTCTGATTTGATTTCTGACGATACAGTTGCTGACAAGGATAATTTCCCTGTTACAACATTTCACGATTATGCTTGGGATGAACGCATAGCTTCATTTGTTCCTAGTATCAATGAGAGCTATGTGATTGATAAAGACTTAGCAGGAAGTATTCTCATGGCTTGGGAATTGAATGAGAAAGTTCTCTGTTATGGTCCAACAGGTGCTGGTAAATCTAGTCTTGTTGAACAACTATGTGCTCTAACCAACAGACCTTTTATTCGTGTTAATTGTACAGGTGACATGGATTCATCCATGATCTTTGGTCAACTGACAGCAGAAGATGGCTCAACAGTTTGGGTTGATGGTGCTGTAACCGAAGCAGTTCGATATGGTGCTGTGTTTGCTTGGGATGAGTGGGACGTTACTCCCCCAGAGATTGCAATGGGTCTGCAATGGCTCTTAGAGGACGAAGGCAAGCTTTTCTTAAAGGAGATGCCTGGTAGTACCAAAGACAAGCAAATAACGCCCCATGAGCATTTTAGGATTGTTGCTATCGGTAATACGCAAGGTCAAGGTGATGAGACTGGTTCACATGCAGGTACTAACGTTCAAAACACTGCAACGCTTGACAGGTTTGGTACAGCCATTTACATTGACTACCTCAATCCAGGTGTTGAGGAAACCTTGTTGGTTAACAAGTGGCCTTCAACAATAACAAATAAATCAGCCAAGGAATTGGTCAAACTAGCCAATCTGATTAGACAAGGCTACAAAGCCAATCAGTTCAGTTTGACAATCTCTCCCAGGTCTTTGTTTAGTATTTGCAGAAAACTAACTGCTGGACGCTCTCTAAAGAAAGCTTTTACCTTGGTCTATCTTAACAAACTCAATGACACACAACGTAAAGTTGCTGATGAGCTATTCACTAAAATCTACGGCACATCGGAGTAAAGCATAAAGCCATATAGCCTTCCCCAAAAGGGAGGGCTATTTACTTTGTGTTTTACAAAGATCAACATGATAGATAACAAACAAATACTAGCAAATGCTCCTAGTAACATGGGAGAACAAATCCATGTTAATCACAAAGGTTGCGAAGCAGGTATTGACAACAAAAAACGTCTGTACATCAAACGTACGGAAAAAGGTTTAGTTGCTTATTGCCATCATTGCAACCAATCTGGATTTGTCAATGATTCATCTAGACTATCTTCTTGGGTTAGTACCAAAGAACTAGCGTCAGCATACAAACACAACACTAAACCAGTACTTTCTACCTTAACAACAGAAGGTAAGGTGTGGTTGCATTCTAATTACTGCGACACCAACGACACTTTATTTGCAGGTATCGCTGGAGAACGACACAAAGTTGCGCTTACACTACTCAACCCCGAGCAAGAAGTTATTGGATGGCAGGTACGAAACCTGCTCTCTACACCTAAGTACTTAACACACTACGTTAGCACTAGCAGCAAAGGTGATGCAAGTTGGTTTCACAAGAACAGCAAGACTTTGGTAATAACAGAAGATTACCTCAGTGCATACCGAGTACACAAGAATACAGGGTTTAGCTCTGTAGCGTTACTAAGAACAATGATTGCAGACAAAACATTATCTCAGATGTACGAACTCAATTTTGAGTTTGTATTTATTTGGTTAGACCCAGACGAAGCTGGACAAGAAGGAGCAAGCAAAGCATATAAAAAACTCAATCATTTTTTACCAACAACAACAAAACTTGCCATATTTGGCATTAACAAAGAACCTAAAGAATGTACACCAGAAGAACTGAAAAGCATTCTTGTTTGAAGGAAACAAATGGACTATGACGTTCTGTATCTTTGCTCTCAAAGCAAAGAGAATCTAAACAAGTACAGGCGGTATATCAAACCGCATGTGGTTGTTAAAGAAACAAACATCATCCTTGACGGGATGGACAAGTACTACAAAACATTTCCATCTATAGCTGAGTTTAGTTGGGATTCATTCTCAGCTTATTTGATTGCAGATCAAAGCAAGCGACTCACAGATGATGCCATTGTCAAGCTACGCATGACATTGACCAAAGCAAAAACATATGTTCCACACCATGCACACGAGGAAGTAATCAAAACTCTCATTGAGTTGGATTACTTGGCTTTAATCATGGAGGAATGTGAAAAAGTAAAGGAGGGTACAAGTGACTTGGAACACGTTCATATCATCGCTACAAACGCTCTTAAAGATGTTGAGAGGTACATCGAAAAAGATGAACTATTTGTTAGTGCTGATCTTTCTGCAATCGCTGATCGAATTAGTTCTAGTGGCTATGAATGGCGACTTGAACAGCTTAACCGATCTCTCGGTCCGTTACGTACTGGTAACTTTGTCATTGTTGCTGCTAGGGTGGAAGTAGGTAAGACTACATTCTTAGCCAGCGAGGTTAGTTACCTGGCACAGCAACTACCCAAGGGTAGACCAGTTGTGTGGGTCAATAACGAAGAAGAGTCATCAGTTGTGTTCTTTAGAATTGTTCAAGCTGCGTTAGGTGTAGAAAGCAAAACAATGATTGCAGACTCTAAAGCATCTATGGAATCGTACACAACATTGATGGGTGGCAACAAAGACAAGATACGTGTTACTAAAGACATGAATCACGTACGTGATCTTGAGACATTGTTCAGAGAAGTTAATCCAGGTTTGATTGTATTTGACCAGCTTGATAAAGTTGATGGCTTCAAGTCAGATGAGAGAGAAGACATCAAGCTAGGCAAGATATACAAATGGGCTAGGGAACTAGCAAGAACCTATGGTCCTGTTATTGCAGCATCACAACTGAGTGCAACAGCAGTGGATATGAAAGACCCACCATTCATTGGTTTAGATGCCTTGCGTGGATCAAAGACTGACAAGCCAGGTGAAGCTGATGTGGTAATCACATTGGGTAAGTACAAAGAACCAAAGAATCCCGAAGAAGAAATGATTAGGACAATCAATGTTCCTAAGAACAAACTACCAGGAGGAGGTGCAAAGCAAATGGAATCAGAACGTCATGGTCAATACCTAGTAACTATTGATCCAATCAGAGCTAGATTTGAATAAGGAATTACATGGATCAATTAGAAATGAAAAAGTTAGCAGAACTCTACAACATAAATCTATCAGCAAGTGTAATTAACTTTGCTACACAGTGTTATGGCATGGGGTACTCAGATGGTAGAAGACAACAAGACATACTACATTTAAGAGAGGAGAAAAATGACAGCATCACAATCAGCGATACAACCGAAATTCGTAGCGATTGACGTTGAGACAACGTTAAACGGCAACGAAGAAGTAGGACTAGCTCATCCTATGCACCCGTTAAATCGTGTTATAGCTTACGGGATACATCATGGTGACTTTCCTATGGTTACATACGAAAGCAAAAACTTCTGTGATGTTTTGTTAGCAACAAAATATGAAGTAGTTATTTGTGGACACAACATATCTTTTGATTTGATGTATCTATACAAAGAATCTGAAAAGTATCACAACTTACTTCAAGAGCATCGTATCTGGGATACACAGCTTGCAGAATATATCTTGAGTGGTCAACAAACTAAGTTTTCTAGCTTAGATGAGTTGAGTATTCAGTATGGTTTGCCAGTTAAAGATGATTCTATCAAGAAGTATTTCCAAGCAGGATTGGGGTCTGACTACATTCCTAAAGAAGAACTCACACCTTATTTGCTTCAAGACATTGAGAACACCAAAGCAATAGCTATATTGCAATGGGAAAGAGCAGTCAAAGCTGACCAGTTGCCTTTGATTAGATCGCAAATGGAAGCTCTTCATGCAACAACAGAGATGATGTTCAATGGTTTACACATTGACACAGCAGCTCTGGACAAGTACACAGTTGAGGTTGTTAACGAGTACGTTGAAGTCAAGCTCGACTTAGAAGAGTTGGCAAAGGATCACATTGATGATATCAACAGTCCAAAGCAATGGAGTCAATTCTTCTTTGGTGGTACTAAAAAAGTAAAAGTTAAAGAAGAAGTTGGTGTATACAAGAATGGTAATACCAAATTCAAGTTGGTAGAAAAGACAGTTAAGATCAAACCATTTATCACGTATACTCCTGATCCCGACAAAGTATCTGCCAAAACTGGGCAAGTATCTGTAGATGACACAGTGCTCAACGACATGCTTGCTCATACATTCAATGCTGAAGCAATAGGGTTAATCAACAAGTTGCTAAAGTATCGTGAGTTGTCTAAACAGCTATCAACGTATGTGCAAGGTTTGAGTAAACACATGATAGGAAACTTTATACATGGCAAGTTAAATCACACAGCAACAGTCACAGGTAGGTTGTCTTCAACCAATCCTAATCTACAAAACATTAGTAACAACCCTATCAAACAGATATTTACTTCCAGGTTTCCTGGAGGCAAGATTCTTGAGATAGATTTCAACCAACTAGAAGTTGTGGCTCTAGCACATGTTACTAGGGACAAACAGCTTATAGCTGACATCTCTGGTGGTGCTGATATTCACAGCGAACTATACAAAGACATGTTTGGGAGGATGCCAACTAAAGAAGAACGTAAACCATTCAAATCAAGAACGTTTCAACTAATCTATGGTGCAGGTGCTAAAGCAATCAGTAAACAAGCGGGTTGTAGCCTTGAAGAAGCAAAGAAGTTCATTGATGTTTTCTACAAACGCTATCCAGATGTAGCTGAGTGGCACAAGACATTTGCAGAGAAAGTTGAATACGAAGCCAAATACGAATTAGATGCAAATGGATTTCTAGAGAAAGTTAAAACGTTTGTGTTACAAACTGAGACTGGCAGGAAATTTGCTTTTAAGGAGTATCACAATTCTGATAGTTGGTCATCTAGGACTTATAATTTTAGTCCTACAGAATTGAAAAACTATCCGATCCAAGGTTTAGCTACTGGAGATATTGTCCCAATGATGTTGGGTATTATCTTTAGGAAACTAAAAAACAGAGAAGACATCAAGATGGTTAACACTATCCATGATTCTCTGATGTTCGATGTCAGTAGTGATTCAGTAGAGTTTTTTACAAAGGAGTTAACAAGCACACTAAAAGGAACAGACGAGTATTTTCATATACTATTCAGGACACCTCTGGCTCTGAAGCTCAATGCAGGAGCATCAGTAGGTGACAATTGGTTCAACATGAAAGAAATTTAACATGGCAATGATGACAGGCGTAGTGGAAGCCGTATCCACAAAAGAAGTAAACACTAAGTTTGGTGCAAAGCCCACTTACTCCATGAAAGTAAATGGCAATTGGGTCAAATGTGGGTTTAAAGACCCAGGAGTTCAAGCAGGTTATGAAGTTGAATTCGATGGTGTAACAGGTACTTACGGCATGGAGACAAAGGCTGTAAGCATTCTTAAGAAGACAGCAACACCAGTACCAGCAACTCTTGCTACAGACAATAAGGTTGGTGTTCTAGGTCCAGCAAAGCATGGCTACAGTAGTTACAAAGAGAAAGTGTTTCCTATTCCTCCTCTACATGGAGACAGAGCTATTGTTCGTCAGAACGCTTTAGCTCGTGCAACTGATCTTTATATCGCAGCTAGAGGCGGTAAGTCATTTGAGTTGGAAATGTCAACACTTGAGCTTGTAATAGCTTTGGCTCGTAAGTTTGAGTCTTACACAGCAGGAGACATCGACATGGCAGAAGCCATGAAAGAAGATTCTGAAGAAAACATAGCAGCTCAAGAGTAATCGTACAAGGTCAGTGGGTAACACCACTGGCCTTTTTTATGCTATCAACCAAAGGAAACAAATGAAAAAGTATAAAGTAGAGATAGAGCTTGAGTTATTAGATGAGGCAGATGGTTGTGATTGGATACACCTAGATATCCAAGAATCATTGGTAAACAATGAGATGATCACATCATTTAAAGTTACAAGGGAAGAAAATGAAAGCACTGATTGATGGTGATATTGTTGTGTATCGTGGTGCAGCATCAGCAGAGACAGACGAAGCATGGATAGCCCAATCAAGGGCTGACCAAATGATTCAAGATATCTTGGCTGACACAGGTGCTACGTCCTACAGTGTGTTTCTAACAGGAACGGGGAACTTTAGAAGAGAGATAGCCCCAAGTTACAAAGCTAACAGACCAGACAGTAGGCCAGCACACTGGCAAGCTGTCAGAGAGTTCCTAGTAACACAGCACAAAGCACAGATTTGCAATGGCTACGAAGCAGATGACGAGATGGGTGTCCAGCAGGACAAGCTTGGTGGTACAACAGTGATTTGTAGCATCGACAAGGACCTACTACAGATACCTGGGAGGCACTACAACTTTGTCAAGAAGGTGTTCCAAGAGGTTACACCAGACGAGGGTTTAAAGTTCCTTTACTTGCAGAGCCTTATAGGGGACCGCAGTGACAACATTGTGGGTGTACCTGGTATAGGCCCTGTCAAAGCTGCACAAGCACTAGCAGAGCTGCTGCCTGAAGAATGGTACGACAAATGTAGGGCAATGTACAACGATGATGAGCGTTACCACCTCAACATGCAACTGCTTTACATCTGGCAAAAGCCTAACGACAAGTGGCTACCCCCCACAACAACAACCGACACGCCCCCACAGGGCGGGGAGGAGGAACAAAACAATGCCACGACCACAACGACATAACCCCAACGGCTACCG